TGGGATTGCGCCGAACCCTGCACTGGCTGATAGCTTAGTGCGCTCCAAAATCCGTATAAAATCAATCAAGACCCACCCTTCGCGGTGGGTTTTTTATTGCCCGTCATTCAGAGGTAATCATGGCTAATGGAGCGCTGTTCTTTCCGTTCGATTACATCCTTGGCGGAATAATCAGGCTTGATTGCGAGGCTCTAATTCGCTTCGGGAAGGTTCAATCAGTCGTTGCCAAGTATGATGGCAAGGTATTTGATCCTGTAGGCTTGGTCATAGATTGGGACGATGAATTTATCCCCTTAGCCGAAAGCCTGAAGCATTACGCCGTCAAATTCTACAAGGAATCCATGATGCAGGAAATCGGCTTTGAGTCGGATGCAATCGTGTTTATTCCTGAGTCTTACATAGAATGACTCCCACGCGAATCGGCACTCCACCTGTACCTAATGTGGTTTTGCAAGAGGCTGTTGACTGCTTGGGACGGCATAAAGGAAACCAAACAGCAGCGGCCGCAGAGTTGGGCATTAGCCGGGCTGGGTTGCAGAGCAGGATTCGCAGGGCCGATCAAAGCGGAATTAAGTTGGGGCGTGGGATAGACAACCCAAACGACATCGAGCATTTGCGTGTCAAGCTCAAGCGGTCAGAACAGGAATTGACCCGGGCGCGTGAAACATCCTTCGATGAGCGCGTGATACGTGAAACAATTATTAAGCTAACCTCAGATGTTGAGCATACAACGCCACCAGACTGGCTGATTAAGCCTATGAAGGCGGCAAGTAAGTCGCCCGGGGTCCCGACATTGTTCGCCTCAGACTGGCATTTCGGGGAAGTGGTTGACTCTTCGCAGATTGGCGGTGTCAACAGATTCAACATGACAATTGGCCGAAATCGCGCCAGGCGCATGATAGAAACAGCCATTGACCTGCTGAACAACCACATGGTCAACCCGAATTACCCTGGAATAGTATTCGCCCTTGGCGGCGATATGGTGTCAGGTGACATCCACGAAGAGCTGACGGCCACGAATGAAAAAGAGATCATGCCTGTGGTGTTGGATCTATTCGGCATCCTGACTTGGTGCATCGAGACACTGGCCAACGAGTTCGGCAAGGTGTTTTTGCCGTGTGTCGGTGGGAATCATGGCAGAAACACACAGAAAATCAGGGCAAAAGGTAGAAACTTCACATCTTTTGATTGGCTTTTGTACTCATTCCTCGCAAAACGCTTCGAGAATGACAAGCGAGTATCATTTTTGATACCCAACGGCCCGGATGCACTGTTCAAGATTTACAACCATCGCTATCTGCTTACGCATGGCGATCAGTTCCGTGGTGGTGATGGCATGATAGGCGCGCTCGGCCCGATTATCCGTGGCGACCATAGAAAGCGCAGCCGCAACGGGCAGATAGACCAGGAATACGACACGATGATGCTTGGTCACTGGCATCAGCTCATCCAATTACAGCGCCTTATCGTCAATGGCAGCTTGAAAGGGTATGACGAGTACGCCTATGCCAACAACTTCGGCTTTGAACCTCCCAGACAAGCAATGTGGATAACCCATCATGAGCACGGAATCACATTCACCATGCCGGTCAACGTCGAGGACAAGAAGCAAGCCAAGATACAGACAAATTGGGTGAGTGTAACGGCTTAATCCCCATCACCAAGGCAATCTCCCGAACTATGGGCCTGATCGCCTGAGCTGCTTTGGTAATGTAGATTTACAAACACTGAGATATAAATTGATTTTACATCGTGCAGGCTGTATCTCATTGTAGTCTTAATAATCAAATCATTATTTACAAAAACGAATGGCTGACAAAGGTGCACAACCAGGTAACGATAATGCTCATCGCGGAAAGCTATGGAATGATGCTTTACGCAAGGCCATCGTACAAGACAAAGGGCTGAAAGTACGCCTATCAGTTGAGCAATTGCTTACCAAGGCATCCGAAGGTGAGCCGTGGGCAATAAAGGAACTAGCAGACCGTTTGGATGGAAAGTCGATACAAGGTGTAGAACTGAGTAATCCAGAGGGAGAGACCTTCAAAACCACGCACGGAATGGAGATAGATGCTATGGAGTTGTTAAGCAAAGTCCGTGGAACTTGAAAGCGTTAAGGAGCAAATCTGGTCACTATCCATACCTGAAGTCATAAAGTTTTGGGATGGTCTAGAACAAAAGCACGGCATCCAGGCAGTAAGGGAACTTTGTAGGGTTGACAGGTATTATCTGTTGGTTAGGGCTTGTGGTCGCGTAGACGCTCTTCATCCGTGGATATACGAACGCTGCCGTGAGGTTGAGCGTCATCCGGACAATATGCTGGATTTATGGGCTCGGGAGCATTACAAGTCAACGATTATTACCTTTGCTGGTGCGATTCAAGAGATTATCTGTGATCCTGAGATAACTATATCGGTATTCAGCCACACAAAAGGAATTGCCCGTAAGTTCTTCCGTCAGATCAAATACGAACTGGAATCCAACCAGACGCTTTTGCGGGCTTTCCCAGACATCTTGTGGGCTAATACCAAGGATGCGCCAAGGTGGTCGGAAGAGACAGGGCTTGTGGTCAGGCGCAAGACAAACCCGAAAGAAGCCACGCTTGAAGCATGGGGATTGGTTGACGGTCAACCAACATCGGCCCACTTCAAGCTCAGGATATACGATGACGTGGTAGCTCCCGAGTCTGTGACTACACCAGACCAGATAAACAAGACTACCGCTTCGTGGGAACTTTCAGACAACCTAGGCACTGCTGATGGTCGCAAGTGGCATGTAGGAACCAGATACCACTTTGGCGATACCTACAACACTATACTACAACGCGGAGCCTTGCAGGCAAGGTTAAGGGCCGCTACCGATAATGGCCAGCCTGATGGTAAGCCTGTTTTACTTACTCAAGCGCAGTGGGATGACAAAAAGCTGATTCAAGGGCCGGCAACCATCGCCTGCCAGATGCTTCAAAACCCCATCGCTGGGCAACAGGCCATGTTCAATGTAACCGACTTGCAGGAATACGAGGTTAGACCTGCAACGCTGAATGTTTACATCCTGGTTGATCCGGCCAGAAGCATGAAGAAGGGGAGTGCTAATACTGCCATATCTGTACTAGGTATTGACTCGGCGCGTAACAAATACCTGTTGGATGGACTGAATCACCGGCTGGATCTCAAAGGACGGTGGGAAGCAGTCAGGGACATGCGCAGGGTATGGATGAACAAACCCGGTGTTCAAGGCGTATGGGTTGGGTATGAAGCATTCGGCGCACAAGCTGACTTGGACTACTTTCAGGAACGCATGGAAGTCGAGAACGAAAACTTCACCATTGAAGAGCTTAAATGGCCCCGAGATGGCGAGGGGTCGAAGGATGACAGGGTACAGAGACTTGGGCCTGACTTCCGTTCCAAGCGTTTCTACATCCCAAAGGATTGCAAGAGTATCACATCACAGCAACAACTTTGTATTGCGTCCGGTCAGCCTTATAGGATATCAAAGGCTATCAGGAAGAAAGACAGTGATGGGAATATCTACGACCTTTCTGTAATGCTAAAAGAACAGGTGATGTTCTATCCATTCGCGCCCTTAAAAGATTTGATAGACGCAACCAGCCGGATATATGATATGGAGCCAAGACCTCCAGTGATTATCGACCAGTCAGAACTGGAACCTGAAGCAACGCTAGATTGAGGTGATTATGCCAAGCAAGACAAAGAAGCAAGCAAGATTCATGGCGGCGTGTGCGCATGATGCTGGATACACCACTTGCCCTCCTGACAAGGTAGCTAAAGAGTTCAACAAGGCTGACGTATCCACAGGAATACTCAAAGACCATCGCCGAGTCACGGCTAAAGGTTATCGTAAGGGGAAAATGTAATGGCTGATACCACTCCTCCAGTTGTAACCAAAGTGCTGAACTTTGGGGATTTGGTCATTCAGGTATTAGGCAAAGAGTACAAGAAGCCTGAAGTTGTTTATGAATTTTCCAAGGATCGAGACTTTACTTCTACAGATGCCACCACTTCCGGTATTTATAAATGATCGAATCATTGCGTAACTCGATGGACAGTCCTGAATATGACAATCTACCTGAGGCCATCAAACTGGTTCACACCAAAGAACAATACAAGTGGTTAGGAGAGGAACGCCACAGGATCATTGAGCGCGAGACTCAACCTGATGATGAGGTGATTGAATAATGCTAACCATCGCTGATACAGAATACACCCAGGACATAGGTATGGCTAAAGACATCGCAGATACTTTATTTGAGAAATATCCCGGTTATATGTGGGGTGTCAATGTCAAGTCTGGGGTTGCGGTCATCAAGTGTCTAAATGTTTCTTCATTGTGGGGGTATATTTTGAAATACAAGGATATTGCCCATGATGCGACATTTCGCCGCAGGGAAGTTATCAAGGCCGGAGGTGAGATATTGGAGCGCGCAAAACTAGCCAGGGGTGCAAGACAGTTCGGGGAAAAGGCCATCACTGTGGATGGGATCAAGAAATATAACCCTATCGGAATGAGATAATGGCTAGGGACTGGCTTAAGCTTGCGAAAGAGTCTTACATGGCCTCCACAACTTATGTGGACGCCAACTATCGCAAGAAGTGGGATGACGCGCTCAAGATGTTCCAATCCCGGCATCCTTCCGGGTCTAAGTACAACACGGACGCTTACAAACACCGAAGCAAGATATTCAGACCTAAAACAAGGTCGCTGGTCAGGAAACACGAAGCCGCCATTGCAGCGGCTTTTTTTTCGAACGTAGATGTCATATCCACTTCGCCTGAGAACGAGGACGATCCTAAGCAAGCCGCTTCCGCAGCGGTGATGAAGGAACTACTCCAATACCGTCTTACCAAATCTATTCCTTGGTTCCAAGTGCTGTGCGGTGGTATGCAGGACGCCATGACTGTTGGCGTGGTGTGTTCGTATCAATACTGGAAGTACCGAGAGGTTAAAGGCGAGACCCAATACCAACCTGTATTAGACCAGGTGGGAAACCATTCGTTAGACGAGAATGGCAACGGTCAATACACAACGTTTCAAACAAAGAAGATTGTCGAAGATAAGCCTTGTGTGGAGTTGATCCCGGTTGAGAACATCAGGTTCGACCCTGCTGCTGACTGGACAAACCCTGCGGTATCGAGTCCATACCTGATTCGCATGATACCTATGTACATCTGCGACATTAAACAACAGATGGTAGGCAAGGACTCCAACGGTAAGTCATGGAAGAAGCTGGATGATGGGCAGATAAAGTCTTCCATGAAGCAAGAGAACGATCCTACCACACAGACACGCGAACAGAACAGGCAAAGCACCACTGATACCGGAAATGCTCCGATAGGTGACTATGAGATAGCCTGGGTGCATGAAAACTTCATGCGCATTGATGGTCAGGAAATGGTTTATTTCACGTTGGGCGTGGAGCATCTTCTCAGTGATCCAGTAGAGATACATGAAGTTTATTTCACCGGTGAGCGCCCAATTATCATCGGTTCTGCAATACTTGAGACACATAAAGCAATGCCCGAATCTCCGGTCATGATCGCTGAACAATTGCAAAGAGAAGCAAACGAGATAGTCAATCAGCGTTTGGATAACGTGAAACTCGTTCTGAACAAGCGGTACATCGTCAAGCGCGGTGCACAAGTTGACCTGAAGAGCATCGTTCGTAACGTTCCCGGTTCTATCACGCTTGCCAACGATACGGCTGGTGATGTCAGAGAGCTAGAGTTCAGCGATGTAACAAGTTCAAGTTATCAAGAACAAGATAGGTTAAATGTTGACTATGACGAACTGACTGGGAACTTCTCGCAAGGTTCGGTAATGACCAACCGTAAGATAGGCGAGACTGTCGGCGGAATGGGGATGATTAGCAACGCTGCCAATCAGATAACGGAATACACCATCCGTACCATTACAGAGACATGGGTGGAGCGTGTAGTACGCCAACTGGCTAAGTTGGAAGCCAAGTATGAGACGGACGAAGTGGTGTTGGCTATCGCTGCCAACAAAGCAAATCTATTCCAGAAGTACGGAATCAGCCAGATAAACGATGATCTGCTCAACCAAGAACTGACCTTGAACATTAACGTAGGCATGGGCGCTACCGACCCAACCCAAAAGCTTAACAAATTCATGGGGGCTATTCAGGCATACGGTACAGCATCACAGATCCCTGGTGCGAATGTTGCAGAAATCGGCAAGGAGATATTTGGTCTTGCTGGTTATCGGGATGGTGCAAGGTTCCTGATGCAGCAAGGAGACCCGGCACAACAACTAGCTCAAGTAACACAACAGGCGCAGGGAATGCAGCAGCACATCCAGCTATTAACCCAACAACTTCAGCAGACACAAGGCCAGTTACAGGATGCCAAGTCTGGCGTCCAAACTCAAATGATGAAGCAACAGATAGACGGCGCTTTGGCTCAACAGAAAAACAACAACGATATGCAGTTGGGGAGAGAAAAAGCTATTGCTGATCGAATAACAAAGGTTGAAGTCGCTGAAATAGCCGCGGGTTCCGTATTGAATCAACAACAGGTAACAGCCGCAGATAATGGATAAAGAACTGATAGCTGAAGCGATGATGGGAAGGGACGCTGAAGAGTTCATTCAAAGCGACATTGGTCAATATCTAATAGGTTGCGCAGATCAGGAAATAGATTACGCAACATCCCAACTCAAACGTGTATCTCCTTGGCGGCGCAGACGCATAATCGACCTGCAAAACCAGATATACCGTGCAGAATCCTTCCAGTCATGGCTTGGTGAACTGGTAATAAAAGGCAAGCAAGCATTTCAACAACTAGATGAGGATTAGAAAATGACCGCCATCCAAAAGGACGTGGAAGCAGAAAAAGTAGAAACAACCGAACAAGAAATAAAACCAAGCCCCAGGGAAGAGATGATGAAATCTATCGTCGCTCGGGCTGAACAGGAACGCGCAGAAGAGATGGGCGATCCGGTAGAAAAACCGGACGACAAAGAAGATAAAGTCGAACCGGTTGACGAACCAGAAGAACCGGAGGCGAAAGACGAGGTTATTGAAGAACCGGAAGTTAAATTACCCGATACAGTCAAGATCAAGGTTGACGGTGTGGAAATGGAAGTTCCACGGGAAAAGATTGTTGATGCAGGGATTCGTACCTTGCAGAAAGAATCTTCCGCAGATAGAAGGCTTGAGGAAGCGACTCGCCTGCTGCGTGAGGTTCACGAAAGAATTGCACCACCCAAGCAAGAACCTGAACCATCCCCGAAATGGGACGATCAGACTATTGCTTATGCGTTGGAGCATGGTACGGAAGAACAGAAAGCGTATGCAGTTGGTCAACTTCGCGGGCGCGACAACGCTACCCCTGAACAGATAATTCAATATGCAGAGCAACGAGTTCTAGACAAGGTGGACTTTCAGAATTCATCTGAATGGTTCTTGAATGAGTACAAAGACATCACTAGCGACCCTTACCTTTTCAATTTGGCAGCGATGGAAGAGAACAGGCTCCGTTCCACAGGCGATACTCGCCCGCGAAAGGACTTGTACAAAGACATAGGAGAAACCCTGCGTAAATGGAGAGGCGGATTTGTAGCCAGTCAGTCATTGGATGACAAGAAAGAGCAAAAGTCCAAAATCGTTAATCTGCCTTCAGCATCAGCCAAAAAGACTGTGCCGGAGGACGCGAAGCCAAAATCTGCATCTGACATTATTGAAGAAATGCGGAAGCGGAGGGGCCAAGCATAAATTGGAGTAAATAATGGCTAATATATGGGCAACAAACTCGCTTGGCGGGTATATGTTCTCGGCCAATCTGTCCGAAGAACTGCGTTACGCTGTGCAACCGATGACGAAGTTTCGTCAATTCTGCGATGTAAAAGATGCCGCTTTCCAAGGCTTGAAGAAAGGCGATACCTACCACTGGGACGTTTACAATGACGTTGCAACTCCGGCAGCTTCGACCCTGACGGAAACCACCACCATGCCGGAAACAAACTTCACGGTTGTTCAAGGAACCTTGAGCATCTCTGAAGCTGGTAATAGTGTTCCGTACTCTGGAAAGCTGGACAACCTGTCCTTCCACCCGGTCAAGACCATCGTCAATAAAGTGCTGAAAAACGATGCGACCAAATGGTTTGATGCTGCGGCTGCATCACAGTTCAACGCTACACCATTGCGGGTCGTTGGTACTTCCAGCACCACGATTACCCTGACCACCAATGGCACCGCACTCGCAACCAATTCACAGGCCTACAATACCAACCATCACAAACTGATCGTTGACACCATGAAGGAACGTAACATTCCCGCTTATACGGGTGATGATTACTACGCCCTCGCATGGCCGACAACCTTCCGCAACATCAAGAACGAACTCGAATCAGTCCAGCAATATACCGAGACTGGTTTCGGTCAGATCATGAATGGTGAGATCGGGCGTTACAGCAACGTGCGTTTTGTCGAGCAAACCAATATCCCCAAAGGCGGTGCGACCGACAGCACAACCTGGAATGCTTATACCAGAACCGCTGATGCGTGGAATGGCGGCTATTCAGACTGGATTTATTTCTTCGGTGCTGACACTGTGGCGGAAGCCATTGCGGTTCCTGAAGAGATGCGCGGCAAAATCCCGACTGATTATGGTCGCAGTAAAGGGGTTGCGTGGTACTACCTTGGCGGCTTCGGTCTTGTCCATCCGGTAGGCGACTCTGCAAATGCCACGATAGTTAAGTGGGACTCAGCAGTTTAACCACTCGGTAATAACCATTACAGCCCCTTCGGGGGCTTTTTTATTGGGCGGATCGCGCCTTCTCGCGCTGCCAAACAACATACCAACTGAGAGGCGGTTGGTTGAAAAGGAAAGAAGATGACGACTCATAATATGGCCTACGACCATCCTGCCTATACCGTTCCGGTGTTTTTCTCCGGTTCGACTACAGCGGGGGCAAATGGTGTGACCACCAAGTTTGCTGCTTATACCGCGATGAAATTGAAGCAAGTGGTTTATGCACCGAATCTGGCTTTGGTTACTACCGCTGCCGGTTCGCAACCGTTGCTTTACACGCAAAGTGGTACTACTACATCCACCACCACTCTGACTGTACTTACTTCCGGCGCTTATCCGGCCAATGTTGTAGACATCGCAGACGTAACTCTGGCTGCTGGTGATTGCTTCTGGTTTACACATGGTACGGATGCAACTACTTCTCAGTCGGTAGCGATTGAAGCAAATCTTATACCTGGTGCTAACTTGGCTGCTTAACAAACTGGGCGGGGGAAACCTCGCCCTTTTAAATTTTATGATAACTCTGGTCAATGAATTTGTAGTTAAAGCAATGATGAAAGAGGCATGTAACACTCCATCCGGTTCTTTTGTAGAAATAGGCGTATATCAAGGCGGCACAGCACAACACATCACTTCTTTGGCTGAACAACAGGGTAGGGATGTATTTTTATATGACACGTTCACAGGAATACCGCACAAAGACATCGTTGATGTGCATGAAATAGGTGACTTCACGGACACCTCGTTTGAATTAATTAGTGATTTATTCTCCTACGCAAGAGTAATACCAGGGATATTCCCGAATAGTGCAGTCGAAATGGATCATGTGGCGTTTGTGCATTTGGATTGTGACCAATATCGCTCAATCATCGAGTCTGTAAATTACTTGAAACCTTTGATGGTTAAAGGCGGAGTAATGTGGTTTGACGACTATGGATTATTGGCTGGCGCGACTAAAGCGGTACATGAATTATTCGGCGAAAACATCGAAACAATAACCGGAAAAGCAGTAGTGAGGTTCTGATGACTTGGAAAATTGACGATCCACAAGGCGACGAAGCAGCAAAGATACGCTGGGAACTGGTCGAATATACCAGCGGCAAAGGGTTGGATTTGGGATGTGGTCAATTCAAGGCATTCCCGCATTTCATCGGCGTTGACAATGGTCATCACTGGGGAATGAAGGGCGTAGATGTCGAAGTGGAAACCTGCGAGGATTTATCACTGTTTGCCAGTGAATCGGTGGACTTTGTTTTCTCTTCTCACCTGCTTGAACATATCGTTAATACCAAAGAAACACTCAAGGAATGGTTCAGGGTTGTCAAGCAAAAAGGCTACCTGATTCTCTACCTACCGCATAAGGAACTATATCCGAATGTGGGGCAGAAAGGCGCTAACGCTGACCACAAGCATGACTTCATGCCCGCTGATATTGTGGACATTATGAAGGACTTGGGCGGTTGGGATTTAATTAGAAATGAGACTCGAAGCGAAGGGCGGGAATACAGCTTCTTTCAGGTCTATAAAAAGTTACCCGTTGAAAAGCACAAGTTCACCTATCTTATTCCCAAGCCAAAAAAGACCTGTGCAGTTATTCGCTACGGTGCTTTCGGTGATCTGATACAGGCATCCAGTCTGTACCCACAGCTTAAAAAAGACGGTTATCACATCACCCTTTACACCAGCGAAGGGGGTTATGAAGTTTCCAAACATGATCCTAATGTAGACAAGTTTGTGGTGCAAAAAAAAGACCAGGTACCGAATGCAATGCTTCTCCCGTTCTGGGAAGAAATATCAAAAAAATATACCAAGTTCATCAACCTATCCGAATCGGTAGAAGGATCGCTACTCCCCATCCCCGGCAGACCTTCACACGCTTGGCCTCAAGCAATGCGGCACAAGTTTTTAAATGTGAACTATACCGAATTCACTCACGACTTGGCGGAAGTTAAACACAATTACAAACAGAAGTTCTACCCAACAGAAGAAGAAAAAAGTTGGGCTATTGAAGAGAAGAAAAAGATTGGCGGGACGGTAATCTTGTGGTCACTAGCTGGTAGTGCGGTACACAAGACTTGGCCTTACCTTGATATGGTTATTGCCCGTCTCCTGCTGGATAAACCAGATGCAAAGGTCGTTCTGGTTGGCGATGAGATGTGCAAGATACTCGAACAGGGTTGGGAAAATGAGCCACGAGTTTTGTGCAAGTCCGGTGAGTGGAATATAAGACAATCCTTATCATTCGCGCAAGTATGCGACATGGTGATTGGGCCGGAAACGGGTGTATTGAATGCGGTTGGGATGGAGACTGTACCAAAGATCATCATGCTTTCACATTCGACTGCTGAAAACCTGACAAAGCACTGGAAGAACGTCACGGTACTGGAACCAAAGACAGCCTGTTACCCATGTCACAGAATGCACTACAACTTCGATTACTGCGTAAGGAATGAAGAAACGGGTTGTGCTCAATGCCAAGCAGATATATCTCCAGATGAGGTATACAAAGCGATCAATGGAATTCTAATTAAGGCGGCATAATGGCTACTTCTGGGACATACAATTATCTGGTAACTGCCAGCGATGTGCTTACCGAATCTCTGGAAATGTTGGGTGTATTGGCTCCCGGAGAGTCTATTACGTCCGACGACCAGACCTCGTGTTTAAGAAGCTTGAATATGATGGTAAAGCAATGGTCAGGAAACTTCGACTTTGCGCCAGGATTAAAGGCATTCTCCAAGAAACATGCCTATATGTTCCTACAGAATAACCAGACTGTTTATTCTTTGGGGCCGTCCGGTGATCCTGCTACTCTAAGCTATCACACCACAACCATAACAACCGCTGGTATCGCCTCAGATACCACATTACACCTGACTGATACCACGGGCATGACCGCCGCCGACAAGATCGGAATTTTGCTTGATTCTGGCGTGATTCAGTGGACAACCATTTTAACTGTTCCAGGTTCAACCTCAGTTACCATTGCCAGCCTCACCAGTGCAGCTGCTGTAGGTAATCGAGTATTCACCTACACCACTATCCTGCAACGCCCCCTATACATCGAGGATGCCGTTCTGAGAGATACGAATACGATAGATACCACTATCTATCCAATGTCTCAGAACGAGTATGAAAACATCTCCAATAAGTTTGCTGCGGGGAATCCTTCGCGGTACTTGCTCGACAATACGATTACCAACGCCACTCTTTCGCTCGATTTGGCTCCCAACGACCTGACTTATGTTGTCAGGATGGCAATTATCC